GAGAAGTCTGAGAGCGGCGTGTTAGCAGCCTGCGGGTAGCGGCGCAGTGGCGTATCCAACCAAGCGGTGCGCTCGATTGTCCCATAGTACCAGATTTTCTCAAGGTGGTTATATACCACATAGGCGTTGTTAAAGTCGGCACTGTCCGACGGGTAGAACCACCAGACTTCGTTCCACTGCTCGTTGGTGCTGCAAATAACCTGATCGGATTGCGCCATGTTGATGTTCTGAAACACGTGGTTACGCAAGGTGCAGGGCAGTGTCTCGACGCGACCGGTGTAGGCGTAGAACTTATCTTGGCCCATCCAGTAGGTAATGTTAGACGCCGTTGCCATCGCACGTGAGGACATAACCGAGATATTATCGGCATATTCCTGTAAGCCAAACACGTCAGTCGTGCCGAGGAACTGAAGGGTGTAGAGGTGGCTATCCGTCCAGACTAAGATTTCCTGACGTGCTGGCAAAGCGCGCACAATGCGCGAACCACGTGATACCCGGAGGTCACCTGCCGTATTTGTGTCGGTCGGCGTCCAGTCACCCGGCGTGTCTTGGTCAGCCCAACGGATAAGCATCGGGTCGAAGTCATTGACATTGGTTGACCCAAACGGAACTGCGCCAAAGGCAATCAAGTGGCGATCCTGCTGCGACACGAGCAACTGCATGATTTTTACAGGGACCGCGTTAGCAGTATACCCTTCCGCCGTTGCATACGCTTGTAGCGTAATTGCCCGCGTACTAAGCGCCGTGCCCGGATCGGGAGTAGCACCACGAGTCCACCAGTAGCCAGCCCCGTTGCGGATGTTCATGACGAGGTCGTTGTCGAAGTTATCAAACCACCAGTCGCGCTGCTGGAAGAAGACCGGCTCCTGCGAACCAAGACCCCAAGCATCACGGTTCCACGTGCCAGTACCCCAACCATATCCGGCAGTCGTGATCGGGTAGCCGGGGCGGATTTCATAGTCGATAATAATAGCAGTACCGCCTCCACCAGCTACGTTTGTGGTGACCGGACCCGTAACAGGGATTGTAAAAGTCAGGCCGGTAACAACAGTAATCTCGTGGTTGCCGTTGATCTGGGCGGCAGGGATACCACCAATCGTACCAGCTACGCCTGAGATTTGAACGAAGTCACCCGTCTCTGCCTCGTGTGCCCCCGCCAACTGGATGGTTACCACGTTGGGCGCAGTTGTGTCCGTGTAGATACAGTTGTCCGTATCCGGCGTGTCGAGCGTCGGGTTTACCGGGCGTAGTGGGGTAATGTCGTTGTAGTAGCCACCATTCTCGATGTAAGCCTTCTGGTGTGTTCCTAACGCCAAAAAGTTATCGGAGTAGGTCGTAGACCAGTTCAACATCTGACGGCACACGCCTTGGAAGCTACCTGACGTGTAGCGTTGCCAGCCGCCGACCTTCTCGGGGTAGCCAGAACGGAACCGAATTTTGTCGCACTCGAACCAACCGCCCTCGTTGGAGTAGTCGGTCTGGTCGCGGTTTACACCGGGCTTAAACTGGAGCTTGATGAATGGCATCTCTTTGCTCCTACGGCTGACTAAACTGGAAAGTGACGTACCCGCTCGAGCCACCAACTTCGATATTGTACTGCTGCCCCGGAGTAACCGAAACAGAAGAAGCACTCACTATAACTTGCGGCTGACCTGCCGACGTAGTGCCCGCTGCGGTGCGCCCAAAAGCGGAAGATTGACCGCCGGGAAACTCGCCGCCCTCTTGATATACTTGAACAGCAATGCTCCATTCAGTGGGAGGTTGTGTCGGGCCACCTACTAAAGCACTGCTACGATTATCCCATGGACCGAAAAGGCGTTCAGCAACGCCGTTTATACGTAGGGTTACAGAACTCTCAAAATTCCAATAATAACCGTTCGTACGGCTGTTCCAATACAGCGATATCGGGTCGTAAGTTACAGAGCGGTCGCCGGTCCCACCTGAGTTAAAATTCGAAAGGACGAGACCTGCGTAGGTGGTTACGTTATTATATGATAAACCATCGGATGAACCCGGTGAATCGAAGCTCGGCGTATACCTAGCGGCGTAGATAGAACCCGTGTTATCGTTTATAAAAAACCCTTCTGAAAAACTGTATAGACCACCGGCAACCTGAAGGTTAACAATCGTAGACACACCAGCAGGTGCAGTCCAAACGCCAGAACTGTTAAATGTAACCGTCTGAAAGACAGAAGGCGGGGGCGGAGGCGGCGGAGTCGGGGTCGGAGGCGGCGGTGGAGGAGGCGGAGGAGCAGCCGAAAACGTACCAGCCCCTCGTGCGCTTGCTACTCCACGTGTGACGATTGTCGGCACTGTGCGCTCCTTAGACGAACTTAGTCAGTGATGCAAAGACCGTATAGGCCGCGCTACCCGTCTTCACGATGGTATATGTATAAGCGTCAGTACTCGAAGTGTTGCCTGCGACAGGCGCACTATTCTGCCATTTGGGGGTGATGGTCGCACCGTCAACTTGAAAGACATTATTAAAGTAACCTGTGGTGCCGATGGTAGCAAAGACCGCAACGGTGATCGCCTGCCCAGTCGAGAGCAGTGAGTTGAGGGTCGTACCGCTATTACCCCGGATATTAACTGTCCAGTTAGCCGATGCGTTGCTGGTGTAGTAGAGTACCGACTGCGTGATCGCGTCGATAGTCAAAGTGCCGCTCAGGCCCGAACCCACAACTGTGGCGGTTTCAATGGCATAAGCCAGCGGCTGAAGCGACGTAATGTCCGTGTTAGTACCTGACTGGGCTGCGCTCAGGTTAGACCGTGCGCCAGAAGCTGTATTCGAGCCTACACCGCCAGAGGTAAGGGCAAGAGGCGTCCCAAGCGTAAGCGACGTCAGGTGCGTCGTAGAGTCCACCACATTCGTGCCGTCATTATAAACCCACATGGTCTTGCCAGCAGGCACCGTAATGCCAGTGCCCGCAGTCGTTTTGACCACCACGCTGTCAGCGCAGGTGTTGTTGATGATGTAAACCTTCTCAATGTTGGGTACGACCAGATTGCGTGTCGAGCCACCAGTGGTGCCGATCAGGTTCAAACGCAGGTTACGTGCAGGCTGCGTCGTGTTTACGTTGGTAAGAGCAAGAGTGACGGTGCCACTGGCGAAGGTAACATCCGCTGAGCCGACAACAGCTTCCTCAAGCGCGGTCCCGAGGTTGATATTCGTGACGTTACCCCACGTAGCGAGGTTCTCGCCCGTTGCCATAAGCTGGAGTTTGAGGTTGCTATATGTGCTTGACATCTTCAGTCCTTACGTCGGTATTGTTGTCCAGTTCGGGTTCTGCGCGTCATTGATCTGACCCCAAACCAAAGCAGAAGTTAAGTTACCAGTGCCTGTTACTCCGATTGGGTATACACGCATATTAATAGCAATGAAAGGTGTACCTAGCTCAACAGTAGCCTGCACCCCTGTAGGTCGTACACCGCTCTGATAACGGATGTTTCCAACTTGGCCAACGCCAGCAACGCCTGTAATTTCAAAGTTAGCGTCCGCAGCAACAACCACAGTGCCAAGTTGCCCGAATCCAGTAACACCGTCCTCGATGATATTACCGTAAGCAATGACGTTAGCTTGGCCGGTTTGCCCTTCAGCCTGCATACCTTGGAGGATGACGTCGGAGTTTGCCTTGACAACCACAGTGCCAACTGCGCCGGTACCGAATACGCTGTCTTCAATAATAATTGCATCGGCATCAACGCTAGCCGTAGCCACAAGACCCGCAGCCGAAACGCCTATAACTCGTACGCTGCTAACTGCATTAGCGGTGCCAATCTGGCCGGTACCCTGTACGCCAGTTACATCGAAGTTAGCAGCGGCACGGACGACAACAGTACCAACAGCGCCTGTGCCTTGCACTCCGTTGACGCGGTAGCCGACAGCGGCCTCGACGTGTTCAAGCTGAGCTACCCCTTGCACACCAGTAACGGCTACAAGCGCATCAACGACGCCAAGTGCCGCGAACGGGGCTGCTGCGAAGGGGGCTATGCCGAACATTTAGGGTTTTAGCCGCCGAGATATTGCGATAGCGCGGTTGCCGCTGTGCCGACGATGGCGAGGATGCCAGCCAGCTTAACTTTCCAACCCATCTTCGGCTTTTCGCCGTCCATAGGAAGTATCTTACCTGCGGCTTTCTTGAGGATCGCCTTCTCGGCTTCCTTCTTCAGTATGTTCTTAAAATCAACCATTGTAGTTCTCCTTACATCCAAGAAGCATATTTCTTGGTTTTCAGTTTGCGGTCGTCGAGCCCATGTGTACCACCATTAATACGCTTTGTCAGGGCAAGAATTGCAGCGTCGTTAATACCCTGATCGCAGATACCCCACAGCTTGTTCTTGTCAAAGAACCACAGGGCGCTCTCAAAGGCAAGTTCTGTGGCGACAAGGTCTGGGTTGTCCATGATGTCTGGGCGGTTTATATACTTGGCAAACTCAGAATAGTTAAATTTTCCAGTGAGTTGGAGAGCGCCGCGTCCGCGGTACTTCCAACCGTCGCCAGACGCTTCGTCGCCGTTTGCCATGCGATTGGCGTAGGCGCGGTTAGCAATCCGCTGCGGCTGGCGTTCATAAGCCTTGGCTATCGCATTTGTTTGAAAGTATTTATCAAACGTACCGCGCAGACCCTGTGCGCCGTAGTTCAGGTTCTCGCTGAACGCCTTGAAGTTGCCCGACTCATGCGCCGTTTGAGCAAAGAAATGCGCAGCCCGATTAGGCGATAATTTATAGTAAGCCGCAGCCGCCTTAAATGTACCCGGACCGAACGCACCATCTGCGGTTACTCCAATCTTTTTCTGTAAATTTATAAGGCTCATTTATCGTCCTTCCGATTATTCCATAGCTCAAAGAGCGTTTTGATCTTCTCTTCAGCCACACCCAGCCGCACGTCCATCTTAGCAAGGATGATCGTAAGCGTGATGAACGCAAGGACGATGGGCCAAAGCTGGCCTATCATCTCAACGGTGGAGAGTTCGCCCGCCATTATGCTGCTGGGTTGCGCCAGTCAGGGAAGTCGTCTTCATCAACCACACCGTCGCCGTTCGCGTCATAGCGTAAGTCGTTGCGGTACTTTTCCCAAGGGGCCATGTCGTCATCATCGTCATCTTCGGCTACCGGCTCAGGGTCAACAGGTCGGACCAACGGCACAGGGTTATACTCACCGACTTCGGGTTCTGGTTCTTCTGGTTCCGGCTCTGGCGCAGCCTCTTTGTCACGCGCATTGGCGTTAAGGCTTAGACCGCCAAGTAGCCCAACCAGTGCACCGATGATGGTCTGGAATGCAGGGTTAATCATCTCAAGGATGGCAGTGCTATCTACAACGTCGTTAGGCACAAACAGACCCACGACAAGCGCCAGCACAACCACAAGGATAACCGCAGATAGCGTGACGATGGCCACGCGGATAACAAACTCAACGGTGTCATTCACGCCGTCTTGCTTGCTTTCAAAATCACTCAGGAAGCTCATCTTTAATCTCCTCGTCCTTGGGCTTACTTGAGCCGCTGCCCTGCCCTGCCATCAATCCTGCCAACGCCCCGACGATGAACGTCGCAATAGGGTTAATCAACTTAAAAAACTCAGCGTCGTTGGGGGATTGCCCCTCCATCGGCTGCGATACAAACACCAGTGAGTATAGCACAGTTGCCACAATAAATGTAAGTGTCAGCGAAAGCACAATACCGACAATGAACCGCAGCAGTTCTTCTGGCGACCATTCACTTCTCGGCTTCATCTTCTTCACCTGTATTTATCAGCCACTCGGTGCAGTAGCCCATAGCTATGCACTTAGGCTTCTTGCAGATTTCCTCCTGCCAGTTCGCAGGGTCTTGGCAATCATACCGATAGCGGTCTTTGCAGCCAGACAATAATAACAACATCGAAATCAAAACCAAGCGCATTATAACCTCACAATGGACAGATGACCGCTGTATCCGTATCTTGGTAAAACTCTATACGCCCTTTGCACGCAATATTCCAGTCCGGACCGTCAGCTTCTGACCAACTAGGCACCAGTATACGCACGTGCCGCGCCAAGTGTTCTTTGCCATCCTCGAATACGCGCCAGACATGCTCAGGAGAACCACGACCCGGCTGTCCTGCGGACTTATTAAAGCGGATGCGGAACTTAGGCATAGGGGCAGAGCTTGGCTGCTCGCTTGGCACGGTTATCAAAAAAGAGGGTATACCCCTTACGGTAGGGTAGCCTGTGACGCTCTTCCTCGCTTACTAGCTCGTACACCAGCTTAAGTGGCCTATCTGACATAGGTATAAAATGCGTAAGGGGTTGCCCAAATGAAAACTCGTACACTTTGGGTTCGGGATACCTACGTATAAATAAGTTTAAATTGAGTTCTAGTCCGTATTTATAATCTGCAACCCCGGGAGGTACAAGTACATCTTCTGCACCAAACCCATTCCACATAGGTGCAATTAGAGTAAATTTGACGCCGCTATCCTCCCTCACTGCCCAAGGACTTATTAGTTTTAAGTGGTTGTGCGTCCGTAGGTAGGGGTTCCCCGCCATTTGATGATCTACATGCTCATGGGCAACTGAAACTTTATCGGCATACTGGTACTGATAATCTTTGTTAGGGGATACCTCCACTTGGAAGTCAGACCACATAGGATGGATAAACCCCCGCGAGTATAGGTCTACAAAACCCGGACAAGTTTTCATAGTGGGGATTGAGGACATTACACTAGGCACTTGCTCATCCCTATAAGTTTTTTTAGGGAGCGCCTTCCACCAATCAGGTATAAAATGCGCCGCCTTTTGGGGGCGTGAAAACTTGTATGCGCTTTCGTTGTCGGTAAACAGCGTGACGATAAGCGGCTTTTTCTTGAATATGAACAACATTATTCTGGAGCTTTCGGCCACGTTGGGTCGGGAAAGTTTTCGTCAGAGCGTATATCGCGCAGCGCCATACGGTACTCCACCCACTCTGCTCTTTTGGCTTTGTTCATGGGGATATCGGGTAGCATCGCCCAGTCACTTTGCGATAAAAGCTTCTTAGCGCGCTCCCAAGCTAACTCCTCGGGCGTGGATTCCTTCGGTAGCGGGGGTTCTTCACCGACTACAACCCACCCTTGGTTTTCGTACTCCGTCCCCATCCACGATAGATCACCGAGTTTATCCTCGAAAGCATGGAGACCGAATACCGGCCCCCAGTTTTCAGGAAGGGGTTGTGGTTTGTTTAGCGGCTCGCCGCTTTGAAGGTTTTTTAACTGCCACAGCTTCGCCATCTTTGTTCTCCTGCACCATGCCAACACCAAAACCGGGCTGCTCATTTGGAGGCGGTAGATTTTTACCTACGTCCATGTATGGTGCCATATCATTCACGTGAGGGGCATGACCTGAAGCCAGTAGGCCACCTCCGCCATGCCGATAATGTTCAAGTTCTTCCTTGGTGTAGTTCCAATCCCGCCAGCTAGAAAAGTCCCTACGGGGCTGAATATGAATATGACAGCCGATGTTTGCCGCAAGCTGATGTATGAACTCAACAACTTCGACAGGCTGTAGGACCATCCACATGTAGTCGTTATTGCCGCGCATCATTATCTCTGTAGTGCCTCCTGAGCAGGTGCCTACAGTAATTGATCTTGCCCGCGACAAATCTCCTTGCCGATTTTGCACCGACATGTCATTTTCTATCTCTTCGAATGCCTTTTTCCGTTCGCGCTTATTCATTACTGCGGGTTCCAAGAAATTGTAACCTGTCCCCCGGGAGAACCCACCGCGATGGGATAAGGGCTACCCGGACTAACTGTCTGGCAGTTAAACGTAGAAGGGTTACCGGCAGCACCCGGATTACCGGGGTTACCAGAAAAAACAGTACCGGGGTTTGTGGTGCTACGTCCTCCTCCGCCTCCGCCGCTTCCACCACCAAAGCTTCCATCGCCACCTCGGCCAGCAGCACCAGCAGTATTCAGCGGATTACCGCTGTTGCTACCGAGTGCAGGGTTGCAAGCCCCCGAACCGCCGCCACCAGTTATGGCGGGATTTCCCGCGGGAGACCCCGGGGCACCTCCGATGGGACCTCCCACACCTTGACTGCCGTAACCAACAGAACAGAAATAACAACCGCAAGAGGTAACATACGTAATGGCACCGCCGCCGCCGCCGCCGCCGATACCGCCCCCACTAGTAAAGTTAGCCGTACCACCATTGCCACCTGTACCACCTGCCCCGCCGGGAAAAGTCTGGGATATCCCAGTAGAAGCCGTCCCTGTAGCTCCGGGATTACCCGCATTTCCGGGGTTACCCGCCCCGCCAGGATTGGCACTATTCCCCGGATTACCTGACCCGGCGGACGAATTGCCTGCATTACCGCCGCCATTGGGGCCTCCAAGGTACGCGGGTAATCCCGGAGTGCCGGGGTACGGCCCGAAATAATTACCACTGGGGTAGAATGCTTGAGCACCGCCACCACCACCGCCACCACCACCGCCTGCACGCGAAGGAGTCGGGGAAGCACTACCGGGATTGCCGGGGTTACCAGCCGTGCCGGTACCCCCTTTTCCAGTTATACTTACCTTGCACACACCCACCGGCACAGTGAACGTACCGGGCGCATTAAAGGTCTGAGTACCGCCGGGGACGATGCTTTTGCCCCCAAAAAGGACGACTTTAGTGGTTCCGATAGCCATAGCTTAACTCCTACCGCACTTACTCATTCCGTAAGCGGGACGTTTGTCTATAGCGTATACAGCATTAGGACCATTCTTGTCTACGTAATGTAGCATAAATTGTACGGTAAGCTGTCCTTCCTTTAGAGGTTGCCGCCAATGCGATACTTCGCACCCTTTATAAACTACGGCATCTCCGGGTTTTAAGATGTGCTTTTCTGGGTCGTTCTTACCATACTGGGTATAAATAGGCGAGACTTCACCTACCGACGCTACGTTTACGGTGACGCTTATTTCACACGACGGGCGATCTATGTGAGGCGATAGCTTCTCGCCCGGTTGGTATATACGTGCGTACGAGTATGTTGGTATAAGCTCCTTACCAGTGGCTCCCTCTATAGCTGCCAAACTACGTTGCAAAAACACCTCGACAAGTGGATCAGCGTAGTAGAAATACTTTGACATAAGGTCCGAGTCTTTAAGAGTCTCCACCCATTCTCCACGCTTAATACGGTTTTCCAAGTATTGGGAAATAATGGCGGTGGACGTTTCGTCGATGAAGCTGTCAACCTTGACACAGCCACATGCTTCAAAGGTTTCTACATCAGTCATAATAGAACCACCCCGTAACGATATACTTACTTTGGTCGCCAAATACCGCATTACCTCGGTGGGCGTGCGTGAACGTAGCAGGCCATATGAGCAGCGTATTCTCTTCCGGCTGTACTCTGCGTTGCTGGTAAAGAAACTCAGTTTCTCCAGCAGCGTCAACAGATAGATTATTCAGGTATAACGTGTAGACTAGAACACGATCCGCATGGACCCCGTTACCCTGCTCTGCGTGCCATATATGGTATCCGCCGCCCGGAGGTGTGCGCTGCATTTTCATAGCAGTACCGTGGATTTTGCCATCCTTTAGGACAGAATATTTGTTTGTGTACTCGTCGTAGCACTTTTGTAGACCGTTGAAGAATATATCCGTTGCTGCTGTATCCTCAAAAGGGGCAAGTGTGTGTACCCGCATATTAAGTGCTATCTGGTGGTCATTCTTTCTGTGTGCATCCGCACCTTCGCCCTGTTGCCTGTTTGACCCTGCACCTGATTGCTCAAGCCGGTCAAACTCACGTATAAGATGCTCGCAATACCCCTTGGGATACACATCTGTATAGGTGGCGATAAAGTCTTTGTGTTCTACGTTCATTTGAATGCTGGCCCCGATACCCATGCTACTAGTGACTGCCGTGTTCCCTGCGTGACGGGTGTGACTTGATGGAGAGTATAAGCGGGGAAAGCAGTAATCAAGCCCCGTTGTTTGCGGACGTTCTTTGGATCACCGCCTGTCATGACTTGGAGGTTGCCCCCCTCGTATTGCGCTGGATCAGACAACTGGAGGACGAGGCTCAGCTTGCGGCTCGGGGATAGCTTCCCGCCATAATCTTGATGCCAGCCATACATGCCATGCTCGGACTGCTCGTAGTTAGTTAACTGTAGTGCCTCGCCAAAGCCAGTCAGATCGAAGCGGTAGTATTCTGCGTTTAGTGAGGATGCAGCGTGCGCCAACTTCTCAAATACCCATGCTGTCTCTGGCGTCTTGTTAAGCCATGAAACTTGCGACCGGCGGATATTATTGAGCGCGGCTTGGTCAGGATTGCCGCCCACTTGCGCTTGCTGATTGGCGTCCTTGGCTTGCTCTTGCAGCCAATCAAGCTCTTGCTCTGTGAACGCGCCTTCCCACCAGACAAACGGTTCGACCGGCATGGCGTAAGGAGTTAGCAGGTGCTGCATGGACGATCCTTATGTGAAATGATGAAGTGCAAGCACCGTGTTGGTGTCTCAGCGTTTCCGCCCGCAAGCTGGTGCTGCATCCATGAATTAGCGAAGAGGACAGTCCCCGTCTGTACGTTGTTAAAGTAAATGCTGTTCGTGGCGTTCGTCACTTCGTCGCTAAGTGCGAAGTCAAGCTCGATCATCGCCTTGTTCATCCGAGTGTCGTGATACACTGGGTACGCGCCCCCTTGAGGTGCGTCTACAAACATCCACCCGCAGACTTGGCTGTTCTTGTGGATGTGGACATTAGTACCGCTCTGCGCCCCGGTCTCCTGTACCCATAGCCCTGCGAGGTAGAAGTCGTAGCGCTCAACCGCGTAGCCTTGGTCACGCAGCATTTCAACGCCAGATACCAAAAGATAATCAGCCACACGCCGAAACGCTGGGTCGTGCTGGACACTACCAGTTTGGCACATAGGGTGCCCGTCGCCTCTCACGTTATCGAGGTGTTGGATACAAACGGGTAGTATCTCTTCTACAAGATCAGGCCGCTCGTCCCGGTATACAAGAGCCGGGAAATATGCAAAGGCTTGCATTACGCATCAACGTATGAGGCAAGCGTATCCGCAAACTCCGTGATTTCTTGGGCGGTGACACCACGCTCATCGGCTGGAGCGCTGCGCTTGTTCTCGATAAGAACTTCCTTGGCGAGGCGGATAAGCTCAAGCTTGGAGCGCTTATTTTCCATGTCGGCGCGCTGCGTTTCAAATTCAAGCATATTTGCATGGCGAACGGTTTCTACCTGTATCTGCGTCGCAGCCATAATATCGGCTCGTTCTTGTTGGTCTGTAGAAAGTGTCATAAATCTTCCTTTTTGTATTAAGCTAGCATGTTCTTCATGGCGATGTTGCCATAATATGTCGTGCCGTTATCTGGCGTAAAAAACACCCAGATGTCAACTGCGTTAGCAGTAGTCGTACGCGACAACGTGGCTGCACCACCCGGAAATTTAAATGATCCGCCTGACGCTGACCATGCAACTGAGCGACTCGGAGTAGCGTCGTTCGTCAGGATCAACGTGAAAGACGACCCACGGTTGGAACTGGCGTTAGAGCCAGCCAGTGTAAAAGTGCAGTTGCCTGTCAATGTAGCGGTAAAGACGTTGCCTAGATTAAGATCGATTGTCTTGGACGTGCCGGTGTTGCCAAGTGCAACGACCTTATCTGAATAGGTCGCTTCGAGGTAGCCAACGGTGCTGATTGTTGCACGGATTGCTGCTGCTGTATAGTCGTAGAAGTTTAGTTCGCCGCTCTGCGAATAGATGCCCCACGCGTCACCAGTGCCCGTGCTGCGCTTGCTGACAGTGAGAATCGCGCTTGCACCTGTTGAGCGGATAACACCAGATACATCCAACTCTACACCCGGCAAACTTGTACCAATCCCCAGCCGGTTGTTAGTATCATCCCAGAAAAAGTTAGCATTGTCTTGCGAATAGACGCCGGAACCGCCAGCAAAAACAACTGAGCCAGCGGTGAAAGGCGTAGCAGTACCCGTACCGCCATTAGCAGGAGGGAGCGTGCCTGTAACCGTCGCAGAAGCAAGGTTGACGCTCAATGTACCGCCAAGGGTAAGCGAACCCGTGGAAGTCACCGAGCCAGTAAGAGTAATCCCGCTAACCGTGCCTGTACCGCCTACGCTCGTAACCGTACCTACATACTGGTCAGCCGACGAAATGCTAAAGCTCGGATAAGAGCCGCCGATTGTCGTGGTGCCGCCACCCGTAAGTGCGACAGTCTGGTCGGGAGCCGAGTTGGTAACAGTAATTGCACCGCTACCGTTGCTGATTGTAATCCCTGTGCCCTGTGTCAGTGTGCTTTGCGTAAGCGAGCCGTCGGAGGTCTTACCGATCAGGAGTTGCCCGTCCGTGTATGCCGTATGTCCTGTGCCGCCAGCAGCAACAGGAAGAGTGCCAGCCGTCAGTGTCGTGGTGCCCGACGAGAAAATCGCACGGTTAGCAGCGCCAAATGTAGCCAGACCCGTACCGCCTAGCGTCGTAGCTACAGGATTTGTGAGGCTGAACTGTGTGCCAGACAGCGTGAGGCCAGTGCCTGCCGAGTAAATCTGAGCACTGGAGATTTGGGCAAACGTGATGTTTGTCGTGCCAAACGTAATGGTCCCGACGGTGTTGCAAGTATATGTCTCGCCTGCGCCGGTCGTACCCTGTTGGACAAACACGGTCGAGCCTTCGCTCAGACCGTCTGGGCTAGCGCTGACGTAAGTGTTTGCGTCACTGGAGCGTGTTAGTACCCAGTTGGTCGAGACGCTACCTACCGTCGTAACAACGTAGATGCCATTCTCGGTCTGATCGGTCTGCGTATAAATAAGGACGCGGTCAGCGACGCTAACCGTTACACCATCAAGAACCAGCGCAGCTTGAGTGCCCGCATTGGTCAGGGTAGCGCCAACCCCGGCAGTGCCGTTGTTGTACGTCGCGTTCAGGTTGGTCGGTGACTCGACCCGCACCGGCTGGTGGAAGTGAATACCAGCGGACACCTGAGTGTCCACATACTGCTTAGTAGCTGCCTGCAAATCCAATGTCGGGTCTTGGGTCAGCGTAACCGAGACCAGACCGGCAAGAGTTGTAGATGTAGCACCAAGGGAAATAGCCGTTGTGCCGACAGTGACCGCACTATTGCTTAGCGCAGCGTTGGGGATAGCAGTGAAGTTCGTACCTGTAAGAGTTGGCGTCGTCGAGAAGGAAGGCGTTGTGCCCCCAATCAAAACACCGGAAGCCGTAGCGACAAATGCCGTAGTATTAGCAGCAGTCTGGTAAGGCACAGAACCCGCAGCGCCAGCAGCTAGATTAGTAGCCCGCGTAGCCGTCGCCGCGTTACCCGTGACGCTGATGTTGACGTTACCAGCAGCGTCTTCATTGACCGACTTTTCTGCTGGGTAAGTGACAAAAACAGCCTTATCACCGGAACCGAAGTTAACAAGATTGCCACTATTGCTGGAGGCTAGCACGGTATCACGGCTTAGGCTTGTGCCTATCGAGGTGTATGCCCCGATACCAACTTCCCAATCATTACCACCGTAGATGGCGTAGTAGGTCGTGTTGCCGTTGCCGATAACAGCAAAGGACTGAAACCCAGTGGGGGGAGTATTGGCAAGCGTAATCGTCCCCGTACCAGTCGTGGTCGTTACATCTTGTACGCGGTCCGCGAGAACGAGAGCCATCTACCTACCTCACATCAAGTTACAGAACTTACCGAGTGTTCCATAAAACACTCGGCTGATAAGTTCTTCAGTCATTAGGCGATCCGGATAATAGCCGTGGTGTTGGTCGCGGTCGGGAAGATGATGGTGAAGTCACCCGCCGTTGCGGTCTTGTCCGAGCCAAAATCCAACACGCAGACCGAAGCGTTTGTCAAAGCCGTGTTGGCGTTCGAGTTAGCCGAAGGTGTGGTGTTATAGATCAGTGCGCCACGAGCCGTGATGGTCGCGTTGGTGAAGGTAAGGTCACCAAAGTCCACGAAGCCAACACCAGTTTCAGCGTTGGTGTTGACCGCAGTTGAGCCGAGGTTAGTCAGCGAGCCGCCGCCAGCGCTATAGTTGGTACCCGACGACGAAACTTCGTTCGACGCGGTGTATGCTGTGGTGTTCGCGTCAAGCGAAGCCGACGAGGTGTAAAGCGCGAGCTTGAAAGTGTCAGCACCTGTGTCGCCCGAGGGGCGGAAGTCGTGCACGGCCAGCATAAGCTGGGACTTGAACGACGTAGTCATTGCTTGAGTAATTGCCATTATGGCCTCCTTAACTGTCTAAAATAGGGATAAACTCTGGATGCCCAGCCTTGTGGAATTTGTTCACCAGAGTTACGTTATGGGACCGGACGACTTCATTCATATAATGAACGAGTACCTGACGGATGGAGTCCTTGAACGCCTCCGCTTGGTCCCTGATAGCTGGATGCGTATTGCCTCCAACAAAGATAATCTTATCGAGGGCGCGCTCAGCAATTTCTTCAGGCGTAAAACCACGCCCTTCGGTGGTTATCACCATCACGTCGCCGCCCAGCATTGTACCTACAGATTCCATCACCTTACCTCACTGGGTACCGGACTTGTGGGGTCCGATACATATCTTGACGGTTCTTGCCTTCGCCCAGTTGCTTCAGCATACCCAGCGCTTGATCGTAGCGCTTTTGGTACTCAGCAATAACGTCAGCTTCGCCTTTCATGAACGTATACGCTTCTAATAGCGCGCCGTAAAGTAAAACGCTCTCAAAGTTATCACCTAACCACGTCGAACCTGCAACCGTAATGGATTGTGGGTAGTAGAAGTAGTGGAGTTCTGCGCTGTAATTTTGGTCTGGGGTGGGTCCAAGGATGAAGGAGTCCACGTCAAAGAAAGCGTAGTAGGATGGCGGTCCCGTCACATTTGGGTTAGGGAACGACTGCCGGATGAAGCTTACATCTTTGTTTAGCAAATACTCGTACGCCCCGGTGTCGGGGTCAATCAGCGCGATTGAAAACGTAGCGAGCCAATCTGAAGGGACAGAAAGATATTTGTTGTTGGCCGTCATGTTGCCGGTGACGTTCTTCCGCAGGTCCAGAAGCTGAACCATGTTGAAGATGCGCTCTTCAGCGTTAACGATGAAAATGTCAATTTGCTCAGTCGAAGTGAGTCCACCCGACCCTACCGTATCCGGAAAGTCGTTTTCGGTGTAACCCTTAATTGCTTCGACAAGTTGAGCGTAATTCATTAGCCAAGCTTCTTGCTGCTGTGTGTACCCTTGGTAGCCGCACCCGTACCGCGAGTCTTCACAGTCTGAGTGTTAGCTACGTTGTTAGGATACCCGTTGTTACCCATGTCAACCGTATAATTCATTGGTTGCTTCGCACGTGAAGGAAGCGGGTTTTCACCCGCACCAAGAAACGGCCAGCCAGTATTGTCCTTAGCCATATTAGATGCCTTTCTTGGGTACGCTACGTACCGACTTTTTCTGGTTGGCGACCTTGGCTAGGTTACGGCCCATTGCACCCATTTGTGCATTGGTCTTGCCGCCCTTGGCCAGCTTAGTTAGCGGTTGGCCCTTGTGCTTCGAGCGCTCGTGCGCGTGCACGGCCTTCGCTGCGGTAGCCTTATCCTGCTTCATGTCTTTCTTATCCATCACTAATTCTCCGTCTGAATCGTTACGGTCCCTACTTGACCATTACCTAATAGCGTATTTGGAAGCCCAGATAAACCCAAAGGATTATTTAGCCCTACAGGATTCCATCCCCACTGAATTACGCGACTACCATCGCTTGGATTGTTATTCGGGTTGAGGCCCGATTGGTAGTAGCTGTTGTCTGGGCGTGGGTCGCGCAGTGCCTGTGGATCATCCACTGGGTACATACCCAACTGAAGCTGGGGCTGATCTGGTTCCCAGCAAGTGGGGCACACGAGGATATTGATGTTCTTGGTCTTAATGACAAGCCGCTTGAGTTCCTTCAGCTTATAGCGGAAGTTACAGCGGTCACACTGAGCGATTGCCCATTTACCAGAGGCAAACCGATTAGGCATAAATCACCGGAAATACTGACGAGGCGCGATGCGCAAAGGCGCTTTCTCGCGGTCCTCATCAGCAGCCTGCTGCCAGAGTTCTTCATACTGTGCTTTTAGGCTCATAGAGCGCTCAAGCGCACCGGGAATCTTTAGGGATAGGTGATACGCGAGACCAGCCACCATACAAGGGAGGAACCTAAACGGTATATCTTGCGTAGTAACACCCTCACCAGCATCCTGTAAACGGCGCAAGCGCCAGTAGACAAATGTATAATAGTTGTTCTGGTCAGGAGCAGGCCACACGTTGATGTTTGGAGCCTGAACGCCGGAGAGGTTTTGCGCACCTGACTGACGGTTAATCCACACTTGGATAGGCCGACCTTGCGCGTTCTTGTTCGGGATTGTCGAGTAAGTGTCGATGCTGATACGGTTAATAGTGATATCGGTCTGCTGCTGCCCAGTCTGCGTACGTACAACATGCTCAAGCAAGTCTATGGTATCTACAGGCAGGTTGTAAACGATCTGCCCCTGCACCATGGGGATCGAACCCTGCTCGATGGTCCACAGGTTAATACCCCGGTTTGCCCACTCAATAGTAAGCAAGTTCAAGCTGCGGCGCGCAGTGCGCAGATCATAACCCGTGCGAAGCTCAGCCCCACAACGCTCAAAAGCCTCTTCGACTATGTCGTTGAGGTCGAGGTTAAATGTGGTGGTGCCAGAGGTTGTCATCTGTACTTCGCTGCCTTCTTTGCTATGGCCTTTGGCTGCTTAACGAACTGTTTGCCCGCCTTAATGCCTGCGCGTTTCGCCTTGCTTGTAGCAGAGTATTCCTGCGAACTCAAAGCCTCACGTGCTTTCTTAGGTAAGTAGCGCTCACCTGTAGCTTTTGACCCTTGCGTAGACGGCTTGCCCGACTTGGTTCCCCAGTCTTCCTTACCCCATTTGGATAGGGACTTCTGAGCTTCGGTCTTCGGGCCGCTGTAGCTACCGCCAGACTTCTTGTACCGCTGCGTAGCAAGCTGGGCTTTACGGGCGGACCATTGACCTGCGTTTCCACCTTTCGTGCCAGCCTTTACACTGGCAACGATGCGTTTCCATTTAGGTTCGTCCGACCGTGCCATTACTTCTTTTTGAAGCCCTTCAGCATCTGCGCAAACCGTGCACGTTGACCTAGTTTACCGGGGGCCTTGGCAGCTTTAGCAAGTTTTCCTGCTGGGATTTTCTTTCCCTCAGGAGTGCCAAGCTGCGCACGGAGTGCGCCCGGTTTCTTGATCGCTTTGGAGATGTCAAGCTTTCCGCCTTTGGCATACATAGTCACCTCGTCGGGGTTATCCTTACGACGAATTGTCTTCGCCCCCGGCATTTTAGAGGGGTTTATAGCCCCCATACCCCGACAAGCGCGCATTAGCAGGAGCCGCCTTTTTTGAACTCGGCACCACCGTAGCTGTCACGACCGCGCATTTTAGCGGCTCCGCCACGAGCTAACATTTTGCCTTTGGTTTTACCCTTGATGGCGCAACCGTCGGCACGCTTGGAGGCAGAACCGCCAGCGGCCATCTTTACCATTGCACGACCCTTGGTGTCAGCAGACTTCTTGACGAGGGCCTTACCGAACTTAGTTGCTGCAAATGACTTAGCTTTGCCGCCTTTTTTCATACCCGGACCTTCGGAACGGTTTGCACTTCCAAGTACCTTACCTTCTTCAGCGGTAGGCTTGAGCTTCTTAAGTTCATCCAGATGCTTCTTGCTACGAGCGCGGTCAGCGGCTGAAGGTTTTGGAGGGGTTGAACCACCTTTAGCATATTTCATAGTCTTTTCCTTTTTAACTTTGCCACCCTTGGCGTACATACCAGACGATACAGCAGATTTATACCTGTCCTTTGCATAGGCAGTTGCACCGGGTGCTTCTGCGGCCTTCTTTAATGTGGCTAACTTAACTGCACGCGCAGGATCATTAGCGACATCTTTACCAAAACGGACAAGCGGAGTGCCACCGGGCCTACCACGTAGCGCAGTGCCACCCGTTGTGGTGGGAGTTTTATCTGCTCCAGCCTTAGCCTTTAAGTCCGCAAAGGCTTTACTATCAAACTTAGATGCAGCAATAGGTGCTTCAGCCATTCTTGCGGCGGTTTTAAAATTAGTTTTTCTTAGGCTATCTTGGAAGAATTTGCTCCGCGCTGTGTCAGCGGGAGTAGGTTTATCCGCTGCCTTCCTAACCGTTGGCTTCTTAGCCGCCACTGGCTTTGCGCCAATGGAGCTATCCATCTTAGGTATAGATAAACCCTCTGTCATTTTTCCGGGGGCAATAAGCTCGTCTTTGGTGACTGCTGGCATAGCCGCACCGGACCTGCGGGTCCTAGTAAGGTTATATTCCGCATTGCGCTCCGCCTCGCGGGTCTTGGTGCGGTCTAGCCCCATACGCTTGGCACGGTCGTCTTCTGCGTCTGCTTTGCGCTGGTCACGTTTCGCGGCAGCTACTTCGGCTGCGCGTCCAGTCTTACGCTTCATCGCATTTTGATAATCTTTTTCGATATCCGCCATGCGCCGGTCATACTTACCTTGAGCGCCACCAGCAGAAAACTTACGCATTTTACGTGCCATAACTATACCTTCCTCATCTCATCGACCTTGGCCTCAAGACGCTCGAACGCCTTATCAAACCGGTCACCGAGCCTATCAACCAGTGTGTTCATCTCCGAACGGGTCACGTGTTCGCGGGCGACTTCTTCACGGGTTTTGTTAAGCAATATGCTTATCCGAGCGAGATCGTCGAACTTACCCTTAAGGAGAAACATCATGATGCCCACCACAGCAGTTAGAGCAATGTTCCATAGCATCATCTCCATGTCAGCACTTCCAAGCCCGGAGTGACTTGTTAATCCGGCTGTTAGGATCATTCGCGGTCTTCTTGCTGGTCAGCTTCTTCTTCATCCCTGACATCCGTGCGCAGAATGACTTCTTGCGCGGACCACCTTTGGGCTGCGGGGCCTTAAGCCCCGGCTTACCCGGATTGGCTTTGTTATAGGACGCACGACCCTTGGCGTTCAAGCCGCCCTTGGGGTCCTTGCCTTCCTTGCGTGTCCAAGCAGGCGTCTTGGCCATTACACGAAACGTCCCTTGGTTTTGCCCTTGGTAGCGATACCGTCAGCACGCTTGGAAGCAGTTGAACCGCCCTTAGCCATCTTCTTGGCCGAACCACCTTTTTTAAAAGATGTTCTAAATGTACCGCCTACTTTGCCGCCACCCATAGGGCTTGCGCCGAAATCAAAACTGCCCTTACCTACAGGGATATCCCTAACCCCAAAGACCTTTCCAACGGGAGTTCGTACTTTACCAACGCTCATTTTGGGGCTAGAAGAGCCCCCGCCGCCGCCGCCACCGCCGCCAGAGTCGTCGCCAAACCTACCAATGAGGGGGCTACCGACAAAGCTAGGCTCGCGCATCATACGATCCAGCGCACGGGCATCCTCTGCACGGCTCCCGCTTACGACGATTTCGCCGCCATCATCATAACGCATTGCTTTTTTGCGTGCCATTAGACAAACCGTCCTTTTGTTTTACCCTTGGTAGCGCAGCCATCAGCGCGCTTGGACGCAGAGCCACCGTGAGCCATCTTCTTGACCTTACCGCCCTTGCGCATCATCGTACCGGCAGGGGCTTCTTCAGCCATCATAACTTCGTCCATCATAGGACGACCGCGCATACCCATAGGGGCTTGTTCAGCTACCATAACATCTTCTACCATTGGACGCCGAGGCATACCGGCTGCGGCCTCTGCTGCCTTTTTCTTCTTTTTAGCTAGCAGCATACCCGCGAGGCCCAAACCACCACTACGGGCGATTTTATTAGTTATTTTTGGGTTGGTCGCTGCAAGTCCAGCAAGGCCGAACATACCGCTTTTTGCAAGTTTCTTCATCATTATGCTGCGTCCTTCTGTGCGGGGACAACCATCGGATAGAGGATGTCTTGGCCGTAGTTACCGGTATATTCCTGTACGCCCATGTGACCTAACGAGATTGATGGGTCGATCCAGACGTCGAAACCGAGTTCACGTGCACGGTCACAGAAGAGGAAGTCTTCCCCCATGTAACCTTCTTCCGTAACTTCGAAATCAAACATCGCAGTGAGCATACGATCCGTGCGTGTGTCATAGTATTTCCACTCCGGATGGGCGGCTTCCATCTGTTCAAAGACTTCACGACGCACCAACATAAAGGCAGTCGCCACACGCTTCGCACGTACAAGACCCATACCATTCATGGTGAGTTCGCCATTTTCGTCATGGTCAAGCGTAGCGATGTAAGTTTTGGTTTCGCTGCGGGTGCGCGGCACGCCAGCTACAATACCCTTCTTGGGGTCTGTACCCCACGCCATAAGGCGGAATATATCTTGTGCCTCGAAGTTAATGTCCGAGTCGATAAACATTAGGAAATCGCAGTTCGACTCCAGCAAGTCCTGCGCCAGCAAGTTGCGCGCACGAGAAACAACCGAACACCCGCATATGCTGCCGATGTGGATATCAACTCCGTGCTGCGCAGCCTGTTGCGCAAAGCGAGCAAGAGAAACAGCTAGCTTCAAGGACACCTTGAAGTCGTATGCAGGCAGGGCAACGAAGATGCTCTTACCTGCTAGGTCGTAGCTCTGTTCCTGCTGCATATATCACCCGTAAAACACTGTTGCGGTCACGCTAGCAGGCAACCCCACATAAATTCCGATTTCAGCAAGAATGCCTTCGCCGGGGACAAGGATAGAGTACGCTGTAGGGTTATAAGTATCAGCCTCCAACAATACAGTTAGGTAGGCCGTCACATTACCTGTACCAGACGCCGCCGTAGTAACCGTAAAGGTGGTGGCATTAGCAGTAAGTACCGTATACGCACCGTCCACAGCGTTACCACTAGTAAAATCTAGGAATACCCGGTCACCCGCAACTAGAGTATTTGCTACCGTAACTGTTAGTGTGGTTGAGGCAATGCTGTACGTACCCGCTTGCGGGTCGTTCTCCATAAAGAGGACGTTCCTTGCCGCCGCAGTAGCGTTTGCCGAAATAATAGCCCCCTTCAGGCGGGTGCGGGAACCGTACGCAACACCTGAACTGGACAGATGTTTGGATTTGACATCATATTGCATGCCCATCGGTATTCTCCTTCTTAGAGGTTACTTACCAATTAGGAAGCGCGAGTGACAAGCTTCCAATTAGGCGACGAAATCGTGCCCGCTTGGATGTAGACGTTGGCGTTGGTGTAATCCACGTACATCGAGCCCGGACCAGCAAAGTTATCGCCAGTGCCAGATGCGCCAGAGCTAGGAACGCCGCTGCCGGTCATCACAACCACATCGTTAGATACGCGGATTTCGGCTTTCTTGTAAGGCTGAACAGAGGCACCGCCGCCGACGGCATCCTGAAGCTCAAGGTCCATACCATAGTCAAAGCCAGAAGCGGCAGTGGACTGGGCCATGCCGATACCGAAGCCAGCGCGGGCCGTGGTCGTGCCACCGTCACCGTCCATCCAAGCCATAACGGCAGCATCGCCAGTCGTGGTTGTGTTGCCGATAACACCCAGCATACCAACCTTGGGGAAAGTGGAAGCATTAGTACCAGTGATTATATAACGACCTGTAGCCCCTACGTAGTAAGTAGCGGTCGAAGTAAGGTTGGAACCAAAAACTTGGCCCGACGAACCCTGTGCACTGGAGGGATCAATAGCATCAGAGCTACCAAAAGCACCTGTGGGGTTAACCGTGAAGGTAGCTCCACGAGTTGCAACACCTTCGGCTGTAGAAGAAGAGGTTATATAGGGTGCAGTTGCAGTGCCGAGAATGAAACCATTCTCCGATGCGACGGGACCATTAAATGTAGTACGAGCCATGCTTTATCTCCTGTGTAGTAGCACTTGTACGTACCGTCTCTACTAAGTCCGCTGGGCCGGTCGGTACGAATAATATCCCTAGTAACGTAGGTATAGCACAAACAAAAAAGAAGGGAAGAGATTTCTCTCCTCCCTTCCCCCCGTTCCCTTAGAGCGTAGCTCAAGGGGAAACTTATTAGGCTGCGCCTTCGCTGCCGTACATACCCAGAGGGTCTGACCAGCCGAACGAATAACGCTCACGAGCCTTGTAACGTACGTTACCAGTATCGAAGTCACCGTCCATGCCCGTTGCCATTGGCGTACGAACAAAGTGCTTCAGACCGTTTGGCACGTCTGTGGTCAGGAACCAAGCATCCGTGTCGGTCAAGAAGT